GACGGCAACAAGACATCAAGGTCGTTGGAGAACGCATCCGACGCAGCCGGGACATCGCTGAGGCTTTGGTCGAAAAGTTTGGTGATGCCGACGACGACAAGTTGGCGCGCCTGAATAACCAGGTGCTCCACACAACGATCATGGACATGTTATCTGCGGCCGACGAGGACGGAGAGCCCGTCACGCTAACGCCGGCGCAGGTGATGGCTCTTTCAAAGGCGCTTGGCGAATTGTCCAGGGCGCGCAAGACGGACAGCGACAGGCTGTTGAAGGAAAGGCTGGAGATCGCAAAGAAGGCGTCGGAAGTCGTCACCCGCACACTCGGCAAGAAGGATGGCTTCTCGAAAGAGACCGTTGATACGATCAAGCGGGAAATCCTCGGGCTCGCAAAATCATGAACGCGATGCCCCTGGCCGAGCTGACGGGCTTGCCTATCAGTGAGGAAGAATGGAAGCGCCACCGTGAGGAGGCGGTTGCGTCTTTGCCTGAGCCTCTCGCCGGCATGGCGATGCCTGACATCCTTCTTCCGTTTCAAAAGGCACTCCTCCAATCGACTGCCGAGCACCAAGTTACCGTTGCCGAAAAGAGCCGACGGACGGGTGCCACTTGGGGTGTCGGCGCCGATGCCGTTTTGACATCCGGCGCGAGCCGCGCGGCCGGCGGAATGGATACGCTATACCTCGGGTACAACCTCGATATGGCGCGGGAGTTTATCGACACTTGTGCCATGTGGGCCAAATCGTTCGAGCCGGCAGCTAGCGCGGTGGACGAATTCCTTTTCGCTGACGGCCGGGACGGCGGCAAAGACCGCTACATTCAGGCCTATCGCATTCGGTTTGCTGCTGGCTTCGAGATTGTCGCACTTTCCAGCAGGCCTCGCTCGCTACGCGGGCGTCAGGGTTATGTGATCCTGGACGAGTTCGCGTTCCACGATGATCCCGACGAGCTGCTGAAGGCCGCGCTCGCGTTGCTGATCTGGGGTGGCAAACTGCTGGTCATCTCGACGCACAACGGCGAGGCGAACGCCTTCAACAAGTTGATCCAGGATATCCGCTCTGGGAAGAAGCCGGGCAATGTAGTCCGCTGCACCTTCGATGAGGCGATCGAGCAAGGTCTGTATCAGCGCATTTGTCTCGTGACCGGAAAAACGTGGTCGCCGGCGGCCGAGGCGGCATGGCGCGCTGCGATCCGGAAGAACTATGGAACCCACGCCGGCGAGGAGCTTGATTGCGTCCCGAGTCTCGGTAGCGGCGTCTATATTCCGCGCGTTGTCATTGAGGCATGTGCCAATCGTGATCTGCCGCCGGTTCTGCGCCTACAGTGCACCGATGGCTTTGCGGTCATGGGACAACAATATCGCGAGACCTTCATTGAGGATTGGCTTAAGGCCAACGTCGATCCGGTACTCGAGAAGCTCGACAAGACATGTAGCCACGCTTACGGCCACGACTTCGCGCGAGATGGCGATCTCTCTGTCTTCGCGCCCATTGCCACGCTTCGGAACCTGACCAGGCGCGTTCCATTCGTTATCGAGATGCGCAACGTGCCGTTCGAGCAACAACGCCAAGTCGTCTTTTATGTAACCGAGCGGCTGCCTCGCCGCGGTGCCGGCAAGTTCGACGCTACTGGTAACGGCGCCTATCTCGCCGAAGTGACAATGCAGAAATACGGCGAAGCGGCCGTCGAATGCGTCAAGCTGAGCCAAGCTTGGTACCTGGCCAACATGCCGAAGCTTAAGGCGGCGATTGAAGATCGCACATTCGAATATCCCGCTGACGATTTCCTAACGGGCGATCTCGCCATGATCACCTTGGTAGCCGGCGTTCCGATGGTTCCGCCCGGTGCCAAGGCTGACGACAGAGACGGGGGCAAAAGGCACGGCGACTTCGCGCCGGCGGCCGCGCTCGCCTATGCGGCCAGCTTCGCCGTCATCCTCGAATGTCGCGGCTATCAAGGCGTCGCGCGCGGACAGGGGAAGTACGATGAGAGCGCAGTCGCCGATGATGGCCGCATGCGCATGCGGCCTGGTGAACGCGATCGGACGCCGCCGAGATTTGGAGGAGGAACATGGTAGGCCAACCCACCGGCTTGCTCGATCAGTACGGGCAGCCAATCATTCGCGAAGTTCTTACGCAGCAGCTTGCTGCAGCATCCATGATGGGCGTGCGCCAAGCGGTGGGCAGCGGCGTCACACGGGGCCTCTCGCCGCAGCGCCTTGCCGAGATATTGCGCGACGCCGAGGACGGAGACCCACAAGCCTATTTCGAGCTGGCAGAGGAAATGGAGGAAAAGGATCTCCATTATCTGGCCGTGCTGGGAACGCGAAAGCGTCAAATCAGCCAGCTGGACATGACAGTGGAGGCGCCGTCGGGAGACGATCCCGATGCGGAGCAGATAACGGCTGACGTCCAGCGGGTATTCCTGGACTCTGGATTACTGGACAACGCGCTCTTCGACATCCTTGACGCCGTGGGCAAGGGCATCTCGCTTTCGGAAATTATCTGGCGTACGGACGCGGATAAATGGACGCCGATCCGTCTCGAATACGTGGATCCTCGGTTCATCCGGTTTGATCTCGCCACCAGGCGCGCGCCCATGCTGATCGGTGATGATGGACTCGCGCATCCGCTTCCGCCTTGGAAGTTCGTAAGCGCCCAAATCAAAGCGAAGTCGGGCATACCGCTTCGCTCCGGCCTTGCGCGGCCTGTTGCCTGGGCGTGGATGTTCAAGAACTTCACCATCAAGGATTGGATGCAGTTCCTCGATGTGTACGGCATTCCTTTCCGTCTCGGAAAATATGCGCCTGGCGCGGGTGACGACGACAAGCGTGAGCTTCTTCGCTCTGTAGCGTCGATCAGCTCGGATGCCGCCGCTATTATTCCGAATACGATGGACATCCAGTTCGTCGAGACGAAAGCCGGCAGCGGTTCGAGCGACGGTGGCATATTCGGGGGAACGGCAAAGTTCTTCGACGATCAGATCTCCAAGGCTGTGTTGGGCCAAACGGGAACAACCGACTCCACGCCCGGAAAGCTTGGCGGCGCGCAAGATCACACGCAGGTTCGGGAAGACATCGAGCGAGCCGATGCGAAGGCCTTGATGGCCTGCATCAACGCACAGCTCATACGGCCTTATGTCGATCTAAACTACGGCCCTAAGGATCAAAGCGGGAAGCCTCGAAATTATCCGTGGGTCTGGATCGGTCGGCCGGAGCAGAAAGACGTCGCGCTGATGATCGACACTGCTGTGAAGCTGGTGCCGATGGGCTTGCGGGTAAGGCAGGATGACATCCGGGTGAATGTGGGCCTCACCGAGCCACAGGAAGGAGACGAAGTATTAAGGGCGCCGGCAGTTGGCACGCTCGACCCGACCGCCAACGCTATCCCATCAACCGATCTCCGAGCCGACCTAAGCAGCGCGCTTGGACCACTTCTTCAGGCGCGAGCGCTGGCATCCTCGCTCGCGGTGGAATTGCTTTCCGCTGGGGATGCGGGCGACCAAATCAGTCACGCCGTGCGCGCGCAGCTCTCTGGTTGGCAGGCCATGATGAGGCCCGCTGTCGATCAGATCATCAACGCGGCTGCAGCTGCGAAAGATGAGGGAGAATTTCGATCTGCCTTGGCGCGTCTTCACGGCAAGGTGGATATGAACGCATTGGGCAATCGGCTGGCCATTTTGACATTTCAGGCTTTCGCCGGCGGAGCGGTGGGAGATAGGATCAAGCCCGCGCGGCCTGGGCAAGATGGCTGATCTGGTCTTCCGCAACATCGCGCCGACAGACGCCATCGATGCGTTCGGCCAGCGGCTTGCTTCCCCGTCGCCGAGTTACTCATGGCTGGATGTTTTCGACCAGATGCACGCGCAAAGCTTTACGGTTGCAAAGAGCGCGGGCTTCGACATTTTGGACGATATCTCCAGCGCGCTCGATGACGCATTGAAGAACGGAACAACGTTCCAAGACTTCGCCAAGCAGCTTCAGCCGATATTGGCCGACAAAGGCTGGTGGGGACGAGGGCCGGCTTTCGATCCAATAAGCGGCACCCTGAACGATGCGCAGCTCGGGTCTCTTCGTCGGCTGCAAACGATTTTCGACACGAACATGCGTGTGTCATACCAAGCGGGGCAATGGGCGGGCATTCAACGGAACATCTCCGATCAGCCCTATCTCATGTACGACCACACCACGAGTGCGCATCCGCGAGCGGAGCATCTCGCGTGGGACGGCACAGCGCTGCCTGCAGATGATCCTTGGTGGGACACGCATTATCCGCCAAATGGCTGGGGCTGTAAGTGCGGTGTCATCGCATTGTCGAAGAGACAGTACGATCAGATGAGCGCGAGCGGCTTGATCACGACGAGCGCACCGAAAACGATCTGGCAGATATTCACCAATGCGCGCACTGGCGAGACCAGCCGCGTTCCTGCCGGCATCGATCCCGGCTTTGGCTATAACGTCGGCAAAGCCTTTCTTGAACAGCTGGCAGCGTGAAGGGCCCGAATGTCCGGCGAAACTCACCGATCCATGAGTGCGTAGAGTTCATGCAGCTCGCGCCAAGTCGGACGATCATAGGGAAACTGAAACCACGGCTTCTTCGGCGCTGAAGGCTTGCGCGGCTTTCCATCATCCAGATCCAAACGGTAGGGCGAGCCGAGGTGCCGGCGTTGGCGGAAGCTGGTGCAGCCGTGACCTGGTGGGCCGGGGATAGGTTCGTTGGCACCGTACTCGCCCACCGGCGGCCCCCACGCGCGCTCCTCAAGTTCGGTCAGGCTAAGCCGTTTCATCGCCGGTGGTCTTCTTGCTGGGATAAGGATTGAAGTGGTTGCCGTAATTCGGCTTGTGGACCACAAGCCAGCCGCTTTGCGCGAAGTGAGCGATCAGGCGATCGGTGAGGTCTTGCGCGCGCAGCTCCTTCACCTCCGGTTCGCGGGCGCGCTTCGGCGTGATGCTCTTCATCTTGCCGAGTTCGACCAGAATCGAGACGTAGAACCCCCGCTCCAAGTCGTCATCCTCGATTGCTTTGTAGCCGGTGAGATCGCGTTCCATGATGCGAACAAGATAAGAACGCATGAGCGGAGGAGTCCAGCCGCCCCGAGGCGTTAGCGTTAAGAAATCATTTACTTGTGTTAACGGGCAAGGGGTGCCCCCAAATCTGCCACAGGAACGTTCGTGGGCGGTTCCGCACCCCGACCCACGGGAGCGGGCTGCGAAGAGGCCCTTAGACCCCTCTAAGGGGCTCACGCGGCCTCTTTCCCGCCGCTCCAAGGGCGCTCTTGCATCTCGCCCGGAACTTTGGACCAAATATCGGGCGAGCTGGCCGCCTTCGCGCAACTTAGGCGAGAGCGACCTTTCCGGCGCGCGCGGTCGTCGCGCTCCGGTGGCCGTGACATATGTCACGGGCGAAGGGCGTTTCGTCGGCGGGCATGTTCCGCCCCATGACACAACAACCCGGCACCGGCTCTCTCGTCGCCGCCCTATCGCTTTCGGGCGACGGCAGCGCCCCGGAATGGGCGCAGCTCTTTCCGCCAGGAGAGACCATCAAAGCTGCCGACGGTCGGGCAGCTTGGAAGATGAGCGACGTCGCTGCGGTAATCGCAGCCTCGCGAGCGTCCGCTAAGCCGCTGGCGCTTGACTACGACCACGCGAGTGATCGCCCCGAGCAAACGGAGCGCAGCACCCGCGCTGCTGGCTGGATTGACAAGATTGAGGCCGCCGGCCCAGCCGGAGAGCCCGGCGTTTGGGCACATATCGACTGGACGCCGAGCGGCGCCGCCGCCGTCGCCGCGAAAGAATACCGCTACCTCTCTCCCGTTTTTTCCTATCGCGAAGGTGATCGCACGATCACCTGCGTCCTTCGCGCCGCCCTCACCAACGACCCCGCGCTTCAGATGCGCGCTCTTGCAAGCAAGGAGAATGAGAACGTGAACTTGACAGCACTCTGTGCGCTGCTCGGCCTTCCCGAGACAGCGACGGCGGAAGATGTGACCGCCAAGATCAAGTCGCTGCAGCAGAACAATGCGGCGATGTGCACCAACGCGAGGCTGATTGCGCAAGCGGCTGGCATTGACGTGACGAAGTTCGAAACGCTGGACGAAAAGACGACAACGGCGCTTTGCGCGAGCCTGAAGACCGGCGCCGCCACTCTCGGTAACGCCAAGCAGATCGTCAAGGCGGCGGGTCTCGACGTAACGAAGTTCGAGGTGCTCGATGAAGCGATCACAGCGGCGCTCTGCGCCAAGGTGAAGAAGCCGGCTACCGCCGGCGCCGAAGGCGCCGACGCCGACGCTCTCCGCACCACCGTTGACGAGCTGCAGAAGCAAGTCGCCACGCTGAGCCGTCAGGCCGACGGTCGCACCGCCGAGGTTGAGGTCGCGAACGCCATCAAGAACGGCAAGATCATTCCCGCGCAGAAGGATTGGGCGATCGACTACTGCACCCGCCAACCGGAAGGCTTCCGGAAATTCATCGAGCAGCAACCGACGATCCTCGGTGACGGAAGCATTGCGCCTTCCGTGCCGGCCGATGGCGCCCTCGACAAGGATCAGAAGGCGATGTGCGCCCAGATGGGTCTCAGCGAGGCCGATTTCCTGAAAGAACTGAACCTGCAAAAGAGGAACGCATAAATGGCTCTCTCGACGGGACGCGCTGTGTCCAGCCGCCGCGACGATCGCGGCTCCTTGGGCGTCGCCCAGGGCAAACATATCTACGAAGGCGCCCTGGTCTGCGCGTCAGGCGGTTACGCGCTTCCGGGCGCACACGCCATCGGGCTCATTGCCCTCGGCGTGGCGGAATACGAAGCCGACAACACTGCCGGCAACGATGGCGACCTCAACATCGACTTCCGCTTCGGCACGTTTCTCTTTGGCAACAGCGCCGGCGCCGATGCGATCACGATCGCGGACATCGGCAAGCATTGCTACGTCGTGGATGACGAAACGGTCGCCCGCACGGACGCCGGCAACACGCGCAGTCCTGCGGGCCGCATCGTGGATGTCGCCGCGACCGGCGTGTGGGTTCGGGTGGGGCCGGATGAGCGCAAGGCCTATCTCCCGCTTCGGATCGACGACCTGGTCGGCGCCGACGCCCGCGTCTTCGCCTTCACCTCTCCGGTGAATGGCGAGATCACCGATGTCCGGTGCTCGCTCGAAAGGCACGCTCTCGCGGCTGGCGACGCCACGCTTACCGGTCGCATCAATGGAGCAGCGATCACGGGTGGCCTTATCACCATCACCCAAGCCGGCTCTGCGGTTGGCGACAAAGACGAGGCGACGCCAACGGCCCTCAACGTCGTCGCGGTGGGCGATCGCGTGAACTTCACGGTGGGCGGCGCGAACACCGACGCTACCGCGTTCGCCCAGCTCGTCGTCACCATCACCTATTAAGGAGACATCCTTTGATCATCAATTCGGGCAATCTGAAGAACGCCGGCATCGGCTTCAACGCTGCATTCAAGACGGGACTGACGACGACGACATCGCAATACGCGCTGATCGCGACTACGGTCCCCTCCACCACGAAGAAGAACGAATACGGTTGGCTGAATATGCTCCCGCAGGTGCGCGAGTGGCTCGGCGATCGTCAATCCAGCCGTGTGGCCGCCAGCGGCTACACCGTGACCAACCGCGATTGGGAAATCACGCTCGAAGTCGATCGCAACGACTTCGAAGACGACAACCTCGGCATCTATACGCCGATGCTGCAGATGATGGGCGGCAATACGACTCGCCACTACGACCGGCTTACTTTCGGCGCCTTGAAGAGCGGTTTCGCGGCGGGCGGCGAGTGCTTCGACGGGCAATACTTCTTCGACACGGATCATCCGATCCTCGCCGAGGACGGTACCAAGACGACGTTCGCGAACACCGACGGCGGCGATGGTGCCCCGTGGTTCCTGATCGCCAAGAACCAACCCCTCTTGCCGGTGCTGCTGCAGAAGCGGCGGGATTATTCCTTCGTCTCGAAGGCAGCGCCCAACGACGACAACGTCTTCTACCAGAAGAAGTTCGTCTATGGCGCCGACGCGCGTTACGCGACCGGCTACACCCTGCCGCAGCTTTGCTGGGGATCGAAGCAGCCGCTCGACACGGCTCACTTCAACGCCGCCATGCAGAGCATGCTGGGCATGAAGCTCGACTACGGCGTTGAGATCGCCAATGCCGAGTTCCGTATGGTTGTCGGCGCGTCCAACCGGGCAGCCGCGCAATCCATCATCCAGGCGCAGTTCCTAGCCTCGGGCGCGTCGAATACGAACTATCAGGCGGCCGAGCTCGCCGTTTCGCCGTATCTGGATTGAGGCGGGGCATGGGCAAGTCGAAAAAGCAAAGCGGGACCGCCGCCTCGATCGTGGCGATCCCGGCCACGCCGCCGGAAAAGGGGACGCGCCGTTTCATCCGCGTGAAATCCGTGCAGGAAGGCTTCTGGCGCGGCGGCATTCAGCACTCGAAGGCGCCTGCGGAATATCCGGTCGATCAGTTCGATGACGTGCAGCTCGATCGCATGTTCAGCGAGCCCAAGCTTACGATCGAGGTCATCGACAGACCCATCGAGAAGGACGGCGTCTAGCGAAGGCCGGGGGTGGAGCAGCTTGGTAGCTCGGCAGGCTTGGCCTGCAGGTCGTTGGTTCAAATCCAGCCCCCCGAACCATATAGCGAGAGAGGCGCTCTGGCACGGCTCGCAAGGCCTCCAGCACCCTATGGGAATGGTCACCCAACCCGAGAGAGGGTGATTGCATAGGCCGCATAGCGGCGGCGCCGTTTGAACGGGAGCGGAGATCTCGGGATTTCCGCTCCCACCTAACAGGTGGACGATGAAGAAGCTGCCTCGTTTGAATACCAAAATGCGCGGCGTGTTGCGCGGCTCGGCGAGCCGGGCCAGCAGCAAATTCTCGGTCGGTGGTCGCCGGAAAGAGGGCCTCTATGCCCCAAAGCCGGTCACCCTACGCCGCGCCGAACTGGAGAGACCCAATGGCTAAAAGCGGGTTCGCTAAGGACAATCTCAAGAGCTTCATCGACCGCGTCGAGCGCCTCGAAGAAGAGAAGGAAGCCCTCGCCGCGGATATGCGTGAAGTCTACTCCGAGGCTAAAGGCCAAGGCTTCGACACCAAGATCATGCGCCAGGTAGTGCGCCTGCGGAAGCTCGATACGGCGGACCGCCAGGAGCAGGACGCCATTCTCGATCTGTATCTCGGTGCGCTTGGGATGAAGCGATGAGCTATGCCACCGCACAAGACATGATCGATCGCTTCGGCGAAGACGAGATCATCGCGATTACCGACCGCGCCAATCCGCCGGCGGGCGCGATCGACTATGGCGTGCTCAGCGATGCGCTCGATGCTGCGAGCGACGAGGTGAACTCCTTCATCGGGTTGCGGATCGTCACACCAGTGACGCCGGTGCCCGGCGACCTGGTCAACCGGACATGCGCGGTTGCCCACTACCACCTCGCGGACCCTGCCACGGATCGTGTCCGCAAAGATTACGAGGACACGATCAAATTCCTGACGATGGTGGGCAACGGAACGGCGACGCTTGGCGACGTCACATTGCGCGCCGCCGGCGCAAGCGGTGGCACGCCCCAGATCATCACACGGCGTCGCACGTTCGACCGCCGCTCGTTGAGGGGAGCGTAAGTTGAGCGGCGGCATTGGAATGGAAATCGCCTACGACGATGCAGCTGTGCGCGGCGCCGCAGCTCGGCTGATTACGTTCCCAGGCGACCGCAGCCGCGCGATGTATGAGGCCATAGGCGGTGCGATGGACACAGCGACACGGCTTCGCTTCCGAACCGGGATGGACCCAGACGGCAAGCCATGGAAGACGTCTCAACGGGTCATCGAGCATGGCGGTCAGACGCTTGTGCTGTCGCGCCACCTCCTCGACAGCGAGACGCACAATGTCCTGCCGGAGAATTCCGGCGTCGAGTGGGGATCCAACGTCAGATATGCTGGCGTTCATCAAGAAGGTGCCACTATCCACATCTTCGCCCGCTCCCAACAGTCCTACCGCAAAGTGAACAAGAGCGGAGAGCTGTCTCCGAAATTGGTCAAGAAGGCGAAAGCAAACTTCGCTTCGTGGGTCACGCTCCCGGAATACGACATCAAAATTCCTGCGCGGCCCTACCTCGGTATTAATGCTGCCGATTTAGCTGAGGCGGAAGACATCGCGACTGTTCATCTCAATGCTGCGCTGCTTGGCACCACACCGGCTGCGGTGCGAGGTTCAGCATGATCCGCGTCAAGACGGTAATCGAAAAGCTTCGCATTGACTGCACACCAGAGCCGCTGAGGGTTGTGGGTGGTAGCGGCGATCTAGCCGGCATCACCGACGTGCTGAAGTTTTCGAATACAGCGTTTGTAATACCAAAGTCCGATCGCGCTGCGCCGAGCGACAGCGCGGTTTCAATCAGGCAGCGGACGCAACGCGTCTTCAGTGTGATCCTCGGCTTCACAAAGCAGCGCGTGCGGACTTCGGAGTCCGATCTCGACAACATCGAAGATAGCAGCGAAGCGGTGAAAGCCGCGCTTATCGGCTGGACGCCTGAAGGAGAGAATTCGCCTGTCAGCTTTGTCGGCGCTGGCATTGCGCGCGCCGACTACGACCAGGGCTTTGTACTTTGGGCATGCGATTTTGCGTGCCCGTACTACGTGAGGGCAATCGCAGAATGAAGAACTCTGGACGGATCATCATCGATGGGCCTGGCGCCATGCCTCGGCCTGTTCCGCTGACTAAAGACGGCGATAACCTAGCGGCGCACGGATACGACGGCGCGGCGGGCCGGCGCTTCAAGCTGCGCCAGGCGCTCCGTCCGGATCAGCTTCAGCTGCTCGCCGGCCTTTCGCCGGCCGAGCAGGACAACATCCTGGACAAGTCCGCCGCGGATCGCGCCCAGACGCTCGACGAGCTGGCGCGGATCAAGGCGGAAGCCAGCAACGACAAACCCTCCAACAAAGAAGGCTGACCCATGAAGCTGTCGAACAAACAACTCCTCCTCACGAAGCTCGAAACGACGTACTCCACGGATCCAACGCCGGCGGCCGTGAATGCCATGCAGGTCTGGAACCTCACGACCGTTCCGATGGTCGCCGACATGAAGACTCGCGATCGTGCATTTCCAAACTTCGGCGCTTCGCCGCAATCGCCCTCG